GCATATTCTGCAATACCTTCTGGAACAGGTGTAGGTTCTACTCCTACTGGAAATTTTCCACTAGAAAATAGAACTTCAATTAACTGACCATAAGCTGCTAATACTTTTGTCTTTGTTATTTTAACAAAAACTTTTGACTTCTCACTTTCTGTAAAAGCCATTTCATTACCATAGACTCCTCTATAGTTACGATAAGATCTAAGCCATCTCTGCTCATCAAATTGACGAGCATTTTCTGCATCAATAAATTTACTTTTAATTAAACCTGCAAGATTTGAAATATCAAAATCTGGTTGTAGATCAGTATCTTCTTCACCTAAAGCGAGTATGTCTGCAGGTTTTTTTAAAGCCATCTATTTATTGTGTGATCCGTGAGCGTATTTTTCTTTTGCAAAGGACTCTAATTTATCATTAGGTCTTTTACCTTGGGCTGTTGATAATTCTCCATGCTTATATTTTGACATAAGTTTTGAATCTAGCTTTTCTTTTTTTAAAGAAGGAACAGCACCTAGTTCTCCATGTTTATATTTTTTTAATATTTCCATATTACCTCCTAATAGTCTTTTTCATTAGCCATCTTAAAAAATGACTCTTCTACTTGTTTTTGTTTTTTTGTTGGATAGTCTTTAGTAGATATACTTGGATCTGCCTCTCTATTAAGATTTAAATCTTTCATTTTATCTATTTTTTTTGGATAATCTTCTGCAAGATCACCTTGTTTGTATTTAGTTAATACTGGTTGTGGCATTATACCCCTCCTTATTTTAGTCTATTTGCGTTTTACTGCAAATTTTTTTGAATGATACCTTATCCAATCTTGTATTTCTGAATGGCATAAGACCTCTGTTATAAAGTTTCCGAAAGAATTAACTATTGTTTCTTCTTCTTTTTCTTTTAAATTATATTGATAAAAACCCATATGAAGCAATTCATGTACAACTACATTAACTGCATCTGGTCCTCCCCTCTCAATCATTTCTTTGTCGAGATATATCTTATAAGGTGGTTTAACTACAAATGTACCTTGTGCTTCTGACACTTCATACATTAATTCATGAGCCACACAAATTAACTCTACCGTAAAAGGACCAACTGTTACATATTTTGGTAATTTCATATTTTTAATAAAGAATCTATATATTTATTATATTCTATATTTGTCATACATTCTATAACATAATCTTTTATTTGCTTACTTTGATTAAATTGCATGTGCACAGTTTGGTCTAAAAATTGTTTTTTCTCATTAATAAAATTATTACAAGATTGTATGTTTTTAAATTCTATACTATCAAAATTATAAGTATATAAACTATTATCTAATTGAAATAAAATAGTCAAAACTACTATATAGTTCAATATCCAAAAATCCTATCAGAAGGTTTAAATTTCTTTTCTTCTATAAATCTATTAGCTTCGTAACTATGTGGGTGTATAGCCCTACTCATTACTCCATACCTTAATGCATCATAAGCATGATCTTCAGCATGAGTATCTACATCCTCTGGATTACTTTTATCTACAGGAAGCATTGGTAAAGTTCTAATTAAATTAGTACAATTAGGAAATATTTTTAAACTTGGTTGACCTGTTCCAGAATCTACTGCTAATCTTTTGTGCAATTCTAATTTTCCTGCCACTCTACTTTTTGGGGATCTATCTGAAGGTCTCCATTTACATCCTTCTCTAATCATAGTTTCTGCAATACTAGGACCAACATCTCCTCTTTTTGACCAAGTTGATGAGTCAAGAACTCCATATTTAATATATTCACCGTGTTCCATTTCTAAAACTTGTTTAGCAAATATATCAGCAGTAACTCGTTTAGTGTATAATTCTCTATATACCCAAAAGTTATTATCAAAATCTACAGCTATCCAAAGAACACATGCAGGACTAGAATACCCCCAGTCACAAGTTCTAAACCTTAACCAATTTTTTGGTATGTCAAAAGGTGTTGTAACATGCGTAGCAACACTAAAATCTGGAAATGATGAGTTTTCAAATGCTCCCCAATCTCCTTCTAAAAATTGTTTCTTTTGGACTTCTGGTAAAGAAGATAGCATAATAAGATAATCATCTGTTTGCATAAGATAAGGATTATCTTGTAACTTAGCAGGTATAAATCTTCTTGATATAGATTTCTTACCTACGATAGTATCAATACCTACTTCAAAAGCTGTATTAGGCTCTGCAGGGTCAACAAACATTTCTTTGACCCATTGTGACCCAACGTTGCCAGGATTGCCTGTAGCACGCATATAAACAGGAATTTCAGGGTCTACACTTCGAAGCGAGGATCTTAAGAAGTTATATATTTCTGGTGTCGGATACTGAGGAAGTTCATCTATTCCAATCCAAGTGTATGATTGACCTTGGTAACGAAGTACATCAGTTAGGTTCTCTGCGTATCCGAACTCGATTCTAGCGCCTGAAGGGAATCTCCATTCTTTTTCTTGTTCTCTCCATTTTGCACCAGGATAAGCTTTAGAATATAATCGTTGAGAGTTATTAATCATATCTCTCAATTCTGGCATAGATTTTCTAAGTAGTAGACATCTATGATGTTCTTTATGACAGTATCTTAATGGATCAATAAGCATGGCATAAGATTTGCCACCACCTCGTGCTCCACCATAAAATACTTCTCTTTCTGGTGCTGCTAGAAACTGTGTTTGGGGTCCGTCATTGGGTTTAAATATAATGTTATCTTCAACGTAATCTTTAACATTAGGAGGTAAAGACTGTACTTCATCCTCAACCATGACAGAAGCAGAAGAGCCTTGCAAAGCATCATTGGCTTTGAAAATCTTTTCTTTTCGCTTTTTTGCATTTTGTATTGCATCATGTGCTTTCCTTATTTTAAGGTCCTGTGCCTTAATAGTTCTTTTAGCTGCTTGTTTTGCTTTTACTTCTTTGCTAAAAAACTTTTTTTCCTGAACTACTCCTCGTTTTCTTCCAAGGTGTGATTTAGGTTTTGGGGGTTCAATATCTGCCATCTAGTGTTTATTATTTTTCTTAATCCTGTATGTGATATACTTCTTCCTGTTTTTCTTGATAGCCAATTTGCAACCTCTCTATATGAACAGTTATTTAAAAACTCTTTAGCTTCATTGAGCGCATCAAGTTCTTCTTGAACTGGTTCAATATAGTCTGTGTCTTCAGCTAATTTATATCCAAAAGGAATAGTCCTAGCTTTCCGTTTTTGTAATTCCATCTTTAGGTGGTAGTATAAATATACCATGTGCTACTTGTGCAGTAACATCTAATTTATCTCTTTTAACAATTCCTACACGATCTAGTATTTGTTTAGCTGCCTCCATTCTAATATTTACTCCAGGAGTTTTACCATCTTCATCTAAAGCATCTACTAAACCTTTAACTGCTTTTGCAGAATGCATAGCTAGAGAATACTCTGATCTTTCTAGAATTTGCTCTTTAAGAGACTTAACAACTTTTAAATAATATCCCGGAGCATATCCTACGATGTCTCCTGCTTTCTTTGGATTTCCTTGTGCTTCATTAAATAAAACTTCTAGAAATTGTTCCTGTTGCTCAGTTAGCTTTTTTTGTTCTTTTTTTACTAGTTCCATATGTTTTTTTAAGTTCTTTTTTTATTGCTTTATATTTGGTATCAGATTCTAATACTTGCTTTTCTTTTTTAGCTACTTGCGCTTTAGTGTGTAAATCTTCTCTTAACTTATCTTCTTTACCTTTACTATCAGATATAGTAAGAACATTAGGTGCTACAATAGCTAATTTTATATAAGGCGCTGTACATGGCTCTTTTCTTCTAGCCATTGGTAATACCTTTTGAAACTTTTCTCCAGTCTTTAAATTTTCATATTCATAAAGTGGCATTTTATTTTTCCTATTATTCTGTATATAAACATAATAACTTTATATGTTATTATCTCAGCAGTAGGTTTTAACTTTTTTTGTTTTTTTGACAAAAATTTCTTGCTGATTCCTCGTTTCTAAATCCCCATGCCCTAAGTGCTAGAGCCTTTCTAGTTGGGCGACCTTTGTCATCTTTCATTGGTCCCTTCATTCCTGCAAACCTGCAGGCAAAACTAACTTTTCTTCTAAATGCTGCAGAATCTTTTTTAGGAGTTTCTTTAACAGGTGCTTTTAAATTAGAACCTTCAGTTCTTTTAAAATGTGCTCTACCTGCTGCATTCAATCCTCCTTTAGGATTTTGGTATTTCTTAGCTACCATTAAGCTTGAGCTTTTTTCTTAGCTGTTTCTGATAAATCTTTAAAATGTACTACGACTTTGCTATTTTTATTATGAATCTTTCCAGTATGAATTGACCCATTTGGCATTTTGTGCGTAGCGCCTTTCCATTCAGTGCCATTTTTTAAATAGTGTTTTACGCCTTTTCCCATTATGTTACCTTCCTATATGATTTTACTTTCTGGGCAATTCTCTTCGGCTGCTTCACAAATTGTTTCCCCTTCTTCGTTCCTTTGCGCTTGGCTTTTGTCGTTGCCGCATATTCCGCAGATGTCAGGTTCTTGATTGCTTTCTCGGGAAGATACCTTTCCCCTGTCTTTGAAGATGGTTTCCCAGATTTCGTTCGCCATTTTTGTTTCCCCCATGATTTAAGACTTCTTTGTGATTTGGCTAGAGCCATTACGCACCACAGCTATCACAGCCATCGTCACATATACAATCATTTAAATTGCAACCACAAACTGGACATTGATCACTCATTTTACTTTCTTTTTTACTTTTTTCTTAATTTTCTTTTTTCTTAATATTTCAAAATCTTTTCTAGTAATTTTATTATCATTATTTACGTCTACTTTATTTTGTTTACCTGTTAGTGTCATTATGATGTATATCCTCCGCCTGCTTTTTTATAGGCTTTTGCTAATGCTTGTGCTTTTCGTGCAGACCATTTGCCTGCTGCTGTTCCGTGTGATGCCTGGGCTTTTATTCTATTAAATATAGCCTTACGCTTTGTAGGCTTTGTATAATTACCGGCTTTATTAACTGTTGACTTTTTTGCCATTATTATTTTTCAACATACTTTTTAAAACTTTTGATTGCTTCTTATGTGAGTTAGAAGCTTTAGATAAACCTTTAGCTACCTTTTTAATTTTTGATCTTTGACCAGGTAACATTAAGCACTCATCATCTGTTCTAGTTGAAATATTTCTGCTTCAATGGCAGGTCTATCTCCAGGATCTTTTATAGATTCTAAAAGTTCTCTAAGTTCTTTTAGTCTTTCTTCATCTGCATTAGATGCTATCTTTCTTTCGACACGGGTATCCCCCATCATCTTTTGTCTATTTTCTTTTGTTAACACTATGATCTCCTATTTTTCTTACCTGCAGTAGCTGTTCTAGGATAAGATCTATTCTTACTAGCGTTTACTGCCTTTAGATTACTTCTTTTGTTATTTAATGCATTACCATCTGAGTGGTGTACATCTTTTCCGTCACCTTTTTTAACTACACCTGCCTTTTGCAGGGTTCTTCTAGCTTTTAGTCTATTTCTTCTTTTGGCTTTACGAGTTGATGACTCTGTTTTAGCCTCTTGTTTGTAATTTCTAACGTAGTTAGGTGAACTAGGCATACATAGACTTAGACTTCTTAGGCTTTTTAGCCCCACCCATCTTAGTTTTAGATGCAGCCATTTTAGCTGTAGCACCTTTACCCATATTCTTCTTCATTCCTGTCATCTTCTTATCCATTTTCTTTCCCATTTTTCCGTACATTGTGCTGATTTACTCCTATGTTATATTTTTAGTTAATTGTTTGATAAATTCATAGTCTTCTTTGTTCGTTTCTCTGAATCTATGTGCTTTTTTTACTATTTTTGTAATTGTTTTTTTTAATTTTTCTTTTTCCTCAATATCTTGAGTGTGATAATACTGTACACTTGTTTCTACTAGCTTATCTTTTAGGTAATTCAAGCTACTGCTTGTTCCTTTTTAATGGATTCTTTAAGTTTTTCCATTTTATCATTTTTAAAATCAGCATCTTTCATTTTATCAAATTTAAAAGCATTTTTAACTTCTTTCATTTTACTCATATCATAATGGTCTTTAAGCCAAG